TGGTCTACAATCCCTGCCATTATTTCAGACTTGAGTTTAGGAGTAGAAGCTTTTTCTTCTTTTTTAACTTCTTCCTCTTCTTCCTCATCATCTTCTTTTACTTTTGTTGCTTCAACAGGATCTTCTTCTGTATCTTCCATAGCATCAGTTTTTACGGATTTTGCATCTCCACCTTTTTTTGGTTCAGATGATTTTCCAGCAGTTTTTGCTTTTTGCATATTTTCTTTTTCCTGCTTTAATTTAACGGAACTTGGATTGGATGCTCCAGGCTCTTTAGCTTTTACCCCTGTAGGTTCTGCTGTTGCCTCTTCGACTTCTTCCAATTCTTCCATCTCTTTATTAAGTTCGTCAGACATATTAAGTCTCCTTTAGTAGTTTTGATTAATTATATTTATAAAATTAGAGTTTTGAAAGAAACATTTCAAAGGCTTCTGCCTTCTTATTTGCGGAAGCGACTCTTTCAATTCGGGCAACTTCTTCTTCTTTAAGAATTCCGTTATCCCAAATCCATTCTTTCCCTTCCATTATTCCTTCCACAAACGCTTCTGGTGCAGATGGATCCGCAACGATGTCTCCTGCTGTTGCAAGATAAAAATCGTCTTTAACTACATTAGTTTGACCCTTCTTTTCAAGTGTACCCATTCCTCTACTAGAGACTCCAAGTTTTGCACCTGCATTTAGCAATTCTTTGACAATTTTACCGTTAGGCGTGTCAAGAATCTTTGCTTTCCCGATGATATTTTTACCTTCGGGGTATAGTTCTTCGATTAAATGAGAAACCCTATCCAAATTGACCGTTGGCCCCTCTGGATGTCCTAGTTCTCCGAAAGCTCGTTTCTTCTCAACTAGTTCCTTATTATATCGAGTAACTTCTTTTGTTAAAATATTAAGAGGATATAATCTACCATTCCGATTCTTAGTCTCGGCTTGCATGAAAACTCCTTTAATTTTCAATTCTTTATTCTTACCTTCAGTAAGAACTTCAAAATCATCAAACATTTCTGTGATTAATTTCATATTATCCTCCTGAATATTGTTTGTGTACAACAATAACAGCATAAGAATCGCCTGATACTGTAATACCAAGATCAGCCGTATTTGTTCCTGACAGAACAGCTCCAGATTGACCTAAATTCCAATGTCCTGTTCCTGTAAAAGCATGAACAGCAGTACCACCTCTATCTATTGTAATTGAGGTTGCGGTTTGCCAATAAATATCAACAATATCCGCTGACACTACAGTAGCTTCATTAGTTGCTTTAAGTTCTGCTAGTGTTATTGCTCCATCAGTAGAATCTATGTGTAAAACACTTCTACCTTGTCTATTTGTAATTGAGTTTGCCATAGTTTATCCTAAATTGTAAGCATTTCTTTATCAAAATAATTCATAATATCTTTAACTTTTACACCATGTTTTTTTGCAACTTTTTCTACATTCTTGTCAAATGTACTTAAAAAATCGCCTGGATTCTTTTCCATTGTACTAAAGACATCATCAACAGCCTTTTTCATTTTAGGTGTAAGTTTCTTATATGTAGATGATTTTTTATGTTCATCCTTTTCTATAACCCATGTATTAAATTCTTTAAACTTCTTCATCGGCAGAGTCCTCTATTGAGGTATCGGGTTGTCCCTTTATCAAAGAATTCGCTACTCCTACTCGTTTTAGGTCTAACGCATCACCTATTTTGGATGCCATTGAATTTTTAAAATGTGTTTCAGCATCCACTTTATTATCATCAACTAATGCTGAAATCATATTTGGTATTTCACTCATAATTTATCTCGTTATATGTTATCTTTGGGGCCCTGTAAGTGGGCCATCTGGATCCATTGGATTTCCTAATGGAGCATGGTCAGGTTCATCTGGTTCTCCATGCATTTGTTTTTCCATAGCAGCAATTTCATCTTCTGTCATACGGAAAACGTGTTTTTGTACATATTCTTTAGAAAACCAATCGCCTATATAGGGTTCCATACTATTTAGTATATCTAAACGGTCACGAAGCACATCCATATCTCGCATTTCCGCATAATGACCATCTTTCATGTAACTGTATGAAAGATTTTCTTTAATTCCTTGCCAATCTTCTTCTGCAATAACCCCCTTGAGTAGTAATTGTGTTTTAAGAAGATCATTAAATAAAGTATTAAACTTGTTTCGTAATTTTTGAACAAATTTAGTAAACTTTACTTCATCTCTTGTAATCTCTGCACCCCGGCCTAAACTAAATCCTGAATCAGATTCTAACCGACTAACAGGAATATTCAAAGATCGATATAACTTTTTCTGGAAATAAACAATATCATCTATTTCTCCTAGATTCTGTCCTCCAGGCAGAGTTGTTATTTCGGTTCCTCTACCACCCTCTCTACGTGGCAACCAGAAATCCTCTAACATACTCATCTGCTGACGGTCATCCTTTATCTCACCAGTAGATGCATTATACACCAACTTGTTTCGATAACGATTCATCACATCTTTAAGATATGCCTCCGCTTTTACTTTCGGTAAATTTCCAACATCAATATAGAAAATTCTTCGTTCTGGTGCTCGTGAAATACGATAAATAACTACCGCATCCTCAATCATTCTTAATTGATTGACAGGTTTGATAGCTTTATGTAAATACGATAAAATTAATGCTTTCGTAGGGTCAAACAATCCTGAACCACACATTGCGATTGCATCTGCTGTAATTTTAATAGCAGCTCCAACTGGCCCAGAAGAACCAGTATTTGCACTAGTTACCCCTTGTTCATTATATAAGTAATAATCTTCTAATACTTTAAGTGTAGGGGAATGTTTCTTTGTTTCTGCTTTTTCGATTTTACGAATTCGTTTAATCTTTAAAGCATCAATGTATCTTAATTCTTGTATTCCTTTTTGTGGATCTTCCTCATCTACAATTTTATGAAAATAAATCCTACCATCTATATACCATCGCCTAAAAACATCGTGAGCTTTATTAGTAAAATCTAATAATCTTAATACTTGTGAAAATTCATCCCTAATTCTTCTTTTAATTTTTGCAGAATAAGGTAAACCATCAGTATTAATAGATACTGCCTGTCTATATTCATCAATATTTATAGACTCATTAATAATATCTTCAATAGCTAAATCACATTCTGGATGCTCTGAGGTAGACCGATACCTACGAATAAGATCAGTTTCAGTCTTAGTTTGTCCTTCTATGTCGAGAAATTCGCTGTAGAATCCAGCAGTTGTGGTAGCTCCAGATTCAGGATCGGGGAGAACAAATGATGCTTGTTCCCCCTTATCCTTTGCTCTGGTTATTTGAAATCCAAATAGTTGTGCCATAATACTCCGTAATCAATATCAATACAAATATTTATACGAAATATTAAGTTGTGGTATTGGTTTCAAAAAATTGATAACGATAGGTTATTTCAAATGATTCAATTTCTCCAGCTTCTGCTGCAGTTAGTTCAATAGGTGCTATGGATAATGGCCACATACCTCTAAAAGTATAAGCCTTAATTACCTGACCAGCACGATCTAAGTGATCAACAAATGCATCTACCATATAATCAGATGGATTTTCCAATCCACTATTATCAGACATCGCATTGATTTCATTCATCCATCTCTCAAAAGCATTACGAATTGCAAAATCAGTATCATTTAAAATAGTAACAGACCAAGGCTCAATGGTTCGATCTCCTGCAATATACAGGTTACGACCACGAAATGGTACTGGTATTTCTGCCAATGTCATGCCAGGTAAATTTGTTGTAGTACATAAGAAAGACATAACTCTTGTCTCTCCTCCTATAGCTGCAAAGCCTGGAAAAGGTAATGTTACTTGAAATTGATTCGCCCTTGCGCCACCACCTTTTAATGCAGATTTAAAGTCGTTTATGTTTGCCATGATTCCCCCTATGCCCCAACTACTTCACTAAACGCAACACCAGTTTTCGTGGCGATGAAGTTTAGAGAAATAAAGTTAATAGACCGAGCCGGTTTGACAAAAATGTCAGCGACAAACTCGTTACGGTCAACAACCGAGCCTGGGTTGTTGGACTCATCACATACGACTAAGAAATCAGTCATGCCTCTTCGACCTTGTACATCACGCAAGAAAGGTTCAACCATGTTCCTAAATCCTGCTCTTGTGAACTCATCATTGAATTCAAACAACTGAAATTTAGCTGCGGTTGAAATTGCTTTCTCTAATACGATAAACAATCTTCGC